AAACATTACATCAGTTGGCACACTAACTTCGTTAAATTCTGGTGCAATCAGTTCAAGTGGAACTGTAACTGCTGCCAATCTTAATACTGGTGGAGCGGTTTCTGCAACTGGCGCTATTACTGGCGCCGCAATTACTGGTAGCAGTTTAACAGTGTCAACTGGTAACGTTAGTGCTGGCAATATTGTTAATAATAATGCTAACGGCGTTGGTAATATTGGCAGTTCAACTACGTACTTTAATACTGTTTTTGCCAAGGCCACCTCAGCACAATACGCTGACTTGGCAGAAAATTATGGAGCAGATGCTGACTACACACCTGGTACTGTGGTTGTGTTTGGCGGCAACAAAGAAATCACAATTACCAATAACAGTCACAACACTGCTGTAGCAGGCGTTATATCCACAAATCCAAGTTACCTAATGAATGCTGGACAGTCAGGAGAATGGGTATTGCCTGTGGCATTGACTGGGCGTGTTCCTTGTCGAGTACAAGGGCCTGTAAACAAAGGAACTGTGTTGGTCACTGGCAGCACACCCGGTACTGCCATTGCATTGGATGCATCAAAGTTTGAACCTGGTTGTGTGGTTGGCAAGTCATTGGAAATAATTAACTCCACCGATGTGTTAACCATTGAAATAGCAGTTGGTCGTTTATGATACAAGAACGATATAGAGCAGACTATGAAGGCGAATTTGTAATTACAGAAAGTCGATGGTCAGGCGGCAAAAAGACACAAAACAGAGAATGGGTAGCCAACCCAATTGATAATCAACACATCAGTGGCCGTGCAGCCTGTATTGGCAGCAATGTACACAGAGATCTATTTGACTACACCAGACTACAACGCCATAAAGGTGGCTTGCTCAGTTCAAAAAAGTTACAGACATACGGAACAGGCACAATTGCCAAGGAAATGCGCTTGAATTTTGCAGTTGACATTGACAAGAATATTCTCAAAGAACTTGTTGAATCTGGATATGTCACTGATAACATTGTGTATGCCACCACAAGAACCTGTTTGATGCATCCAGGCGATTTTTATCTAATACCTTACAACACACTCATGGCCTTAGAAGCTCTGGTGTTATGGATGGCAGCATTTGACGGCCACAAAGAAATTTATGCACTGGGGTACAGCAATGACACAGTTGGCACTGTGAGTGAATGGTCTGCGCATGTGAACGGAGTGCTAACAGCATATCCATCAACTCGGTTTACATTTGTTGGTGAAGAGTCTAATGTGCCCAAAGAGTGGCGTATGAACGCCAATGTCGCCTGCATGGACGTTCGTCCATTTATAAGTCACTGCGATATCTGAACACTGTGTTCCACAGTGGCCATTTTGTCACGCACAGCATCAAAGTTCACAGTTGACCATAGTCCAGGGTGCATGGGTCTTGGCCATGTTCCGGATGCAATCCAGGCCCAGCCAATGTGTTCATCATTCAGCACCGGCACAAACTCCCGAGCAACACTGCAAAAAAATGTGTGATAAGCAAATCCGCCGTCGGCACTGGTGAACTTTTCTATAGGAACCAAGCGTAGGTACTCGGGCATATGGCCCAGTTCTTCTGTACACTCGCGTGTCATTGCTTCAATCAGTGTCTCATTGGCTTCAAATTTACCACCAGGCAGTCCCCAGGAGTCTGGATGACGTGAGTCGTTGCGCAACAGATACAGATATCGTTGTGTGCTCACACTGTAGAACCAAACGCCCACGGCTGTTACAGTACTATTCTCCATTGTCCTCCGGGGTATAGTCCTTGGTAGCTCTTGACCCATGTTGTGCCTGTCCATTTGTATTGAATTCCAGTTGTTATGTTAGTTACGTATTGTAAATTGTCAGGACTGGACGTATTTTCAAACACCACTTGCCAACGTTGATCAAAGTATTCAATAATATCGTTTCGTCGGGCAATCAACGGTTGTCCCAACACGCCCTGCCAGGCCACAGCGTAGCCATTGTCGCTGCCAGTGTCTTCAGTTAACAAATAACGCTGACCATCTGCAGGTGCCGGCAAGCCTTCGTTTGGTCCACTGCGCAACGGATCAATCACAGAACGTACCGGAGATAGTGTGTTTTGCGGAACTGTGTCCTCATCTATATTATACAACATAAACCGGTCATCTGAGGGGTCATACGACACTGTTCCGGCAACTTCGGTGCCATCAGGTTGCTCTAAAAAGATCTGACTGATTCCTGGCCGTATCACTCCGTAAGCACCGACCAAGGCTGGCCATAACAAGTTGCTAGGTGGTGAATCTGGCGGAGTCAAACTGGTATTAGGCTCGTCAATCACAGCATTGTAACGCAGAGCCTGCAACTTGTTGCCAATCAACAGGGCCTGATAATCCCATGGTGTGATTATTCTACGTGTGCCTAACAGCAGGTCGTTGTCCAACACAGCGTTTGACGCATCACCATTGGCGTCAAATATGTTGGCAATAATACGCTCAACCACACCCAGTTTCTTGACCTTGGCCGGGCTACTGATCCAAATTGGCAGGGTAAATGTCATTGTACAAATGTCAATGGGATCTTCTGTGCCAACTGGAACACTTCGACTAGTCCATTGTGTTGATTCCAGTTCCACAATGCTTAAACTGGTCCAGTCAAGATAGTTGTCTGTGCTTTGAATTTCCAAAGCAGGATTAAACAACACCACAATCTGTTCTAACAACTGCATTTTTTGATTGGTGTTGCTGGTCCACAGGTCTAGTTTTAGTGTTAGTTTGTATGGCACCGGCATCAATCGTTCGATAGTAAACGCATTACCCTGTGTGGTTTCGTAAGTGTCAGTGACATCATCGTAGGTGCGTTGACGCACAGCAATGTTGCTCACATAGTATGGCTCTTGCATACGTGGACGATCATAATCAAATCCTGAAATATAAAAACTCATCATTGGAACAGAAGTCATAAAACTGGCAGAGTTGTTCTGCATGATGGTTTGTACTTGTCTGCTAGAATCTCCGTAACGGATGGGCACACGTACCAGTGTGTGTGCTGTACCTTCTTCGTTGCGTCCGTATTCTACTTGAAAGTTTGAAAAGATTCTTGTGAACTGTAGCAGGAAACGACGGATTTGTTCGTCGTAAAAAAACATTGGGTTTGCGGCTGAGTTTACTGTTGTCATTGTTGTTTAACCACCGTTGTCTGCATTGGGCTTGAGTATCTCACTGAGACTCTGACGACTTGGGATAGCGCCACGGTCAGTGGTCTGCACTGTGTTTCTGTTGTTGACAAAACTGGCTCGCTGTGACGCTGCCGGCCCTTCAGACTCAAACACCGGTTTAATACGCACACTGTCTTCAATCTTGATCCACCTTGCACCATCGTAACGGAACAAGCGATTTGGAAAGTAATCCAGTCGTAGTGCATAGTTGCCAACTGCTGGCGTTGCTGGAAAACTAACACCTGCAGTCACAGGCAATCCGTTTGGAGCAATGCCATCTCCGGTCAAGTAGCCAATTGTGTAGCCGTCTGATCGAGGAGTAGTGCCTTCGCCGCCTTGGGTACCATCCACAGTGGGTGGTGTTTCATCTGCAGTTAGGCCACTCTGTGCAGGCTGTCCATCCACAGTAGTGGGTAAAATATAAAACTTCACAGTGTCGTATCCGGTCAGTGGAACTTCAACATCGGCTTGTACTAAAATTGCATCGTTCAACTCTAGATCTTTTGTGCGAGTAGACGTTTTTTCTGCAATGGTGTCTGGAGTCTTTTCTGCCCAGTAAGTGGTATTGGTTATGTCTGTGCCTGGCGGAACATTGCCAACAGCAGTGTAGTACTTGTCGCCGTTGTTCACAACAGTACCGGCTGGATAATAGTTGCCTGGATCCCAGATGTTGTTGGGTTCAAATGCCTGTTTGGTGATGCTGTTGTATTCTTGAGCATTGACCATTGGGGTGGCTTTGACCCGCCACAGGTGTGGCAACCAAGTTTGACTAAATCCTTCTGAAGCAAAAGATGCATCTTGAATCACATACCAGCGAGGCAATGCTTTGGCTAGGCTCTTGTCCAAGGGATGATAATCTTTTAGGTTGGGAATTTCTATCACATCACCTGACATGAGTTTACGCCCAATGGTGTCAATCATGTCATTGTAATGGAACGTAATAAACAGGGTGTCGTTGTTTAAGAACAGACCAAATTGGGTAAGATCAAAGTCAACGTCGGCCACACGGTACACACCACGTTGTATATACACGTCGGGATCGTACTGTCGATCACGGTTTTCCAGCAACAACAAATCTTCAATGAATAACGGATTTGAAGTGTCGTAAACAGGTAAGGTAGCATCTGCGTCACCGGGGTCTCCGGTTGACGGACCCATGTACTTGTGGATATAAATGTCGAATCCGCCAACAGTGTACATTTCTGCAATGGTTCTATCCAGAAACTTGTAGTCAGAGGTGCGATTAGGGCGATAGAGTGACAATCTTGGCATACGTTATTTATGGTGGCTGAACTATCCCAATCTGCAACACTGTGTTCTAAAAACAACACTTTAGAAAAGATTGACACTTAAATGTATCTTTGCTATAATACACACTTAACCACTCCAGGAGTATGTTATGAAAGCTGTTAACTTTTTAGCAAAGTACACAGGCCCAAAAGGCAAACCTTTTTATTCTTCCTATTACAAAGTAAAAGCTACGGAAAAATGGGTAGAGTACGCATTGGACATTGTGGACATGAGCCGTATAATAATGACAGTGGACTTTGACACTAAATGGAAACTGGTAGAGGCACTGGAAACAGCAGAACGTAAAAAAGCCTGGATGTACAAGCACAAGAATTTTGACGTTGCTCGTGCCGCTAAACTTTTTGACGCTGTAAAACACTTGCCCAGAACTAAGTAAGGAATATTATGATCGCAACTAAACCCGTTAAACCCTTAAACCCACGCAGTGCAGATACCAATGCCATGGGCATGGAGCCAACTTGGAAAACACAGCCCACCGAAGGTCGCATCAGTGCTCTTAGTCATGCATTCAGTTGGTACAATTACTTTTACGGCAAAAAAGACGCACGTGAAATGATTGTGAACTATCTGGAAACACATGGCCGTAAAAACGATGTACGTACTCTTAAACGCATTCCGGACAGTTCAATCAGACTCACCACAGGCTGGCTGTGTCGCATGAGCCAGGTAGGACTAGAGCTTACCGAGCATGAGCAGATCAAACTGGATAACTTGCTAAAAGATATCTTAGAATCCAGTCAAGATGCTGTGGCAGAAGAAGCCACAGTGGATGATTCTGTGCCACGAATTACAATCCAGGACCGACTGCGAGAGAAGGTGTCAGAGTGTGCAGGTGAATTGGACGGATTGTTTGACGACTTTATCGAAGAAGGCGCCAAACTCACAGCAGACTACAAACCTGTGGTGCTGATGCGTTCAATGAATGTTGCTCCACAAATGGTCAATGACATTAAACAAATTTGGACACGCAAGTTAGAGGAATTTGATGCCGCAGTGGCAGGCAAGGATGCGGACCTGGTGCAGGGCTACAGTTTCTTGAGCAAGGTGCAGTTACGGAATTGCGTAAAGTTCTGTGAGCTGGTAATTTCGGACTGTGGTGCCTACGTGCAGATTAAAAAGGTTGAACGCAAGCCACGCAAAGTTCGAGCAGTGCCACCTGAGAAACGTGCGGCAAAGTTCAAGCATGTGATGGAATTTGCCGAACTCAAACTCAAGGGTTTACCTGCCGCAAGTCTAGTAGACAAAGCAGAAGCCTGGTTGTATGACACTAAGAAACGCAAGCTGATCCATCTTGTGGCAGACAGCTATACACAGGCATTCACTGTGAAGTCAAACTCCGTGATTGGATTCAGCACAGTAGAAAGCCTGCAAAAGACTGTGCGCAAGCCTGCAGATGTTCTTAAGGCCCTGGGAGCCGCAGGCAAGCCCGCTGCCAGGAAGATCTACAAGGACTTGACCACTACAGAAACTGCGTTTAACGGACGTGGCACAGAGAACTTGATCATACTCAAGAGCTGGTAAGTAATGGATGCGATATCCTACACGTTTTCCAGACGAGCACCCAGATGATCCAAGAATATACATTCCAAACATTGAGTTTTACATAACCAATGTTTGCAATTTAACTTGTCCACAATGCAATAGATTCAATGACTACGACTTCAAAGGTTGGCAACGCTGGAGTGACTATGAATCTCAGTACACTGAATGGGCCACAAAAGTCCGACTGCAACGAGTAACCATATTAGGTGGTGAGCCACTGTTAAATCCAACCATATGCGACTGGATCATTGGACTCAATCGCTTGTGGGGTAAAAAAGTAAATGTACTAACCAACGGAACTCGCCTGAACCATGTGCCTGGCCTGTACGAAGCACTGTTAAACTACCGAGAAGAAGATGGTAACTGGATAGGTGTCAGTGTGCATAACATCAATGATTTACCACAGTACTTTGAAGAGATACGCAAGTTTCTCAGAGGCGACATAACATATTATGAAGGCAAAGAGGCACTCAAGTCCGATGGCACCAGAGCAACCTGGGGTGCAGACTATGCGTTTGTTGACAGCAACGGTGTGCATGTACATGTTTGGGTGTATACCGAGTTTAGTAAATCAGCCATAGTGACCAATGATCAAGGACAGCTCACACTGCATCAAAGTGACCCCATTGTGGCACACGAAAACTGTGGTTTTCAAAAGTTTCAAAGTTATCATTTTATCTGGGCCAAGTTATACAAATGTGGTCCTGCCGGACTGTTGCCAGAATTTGATAAGCAATATCCTCTTGATCTGTCCGAGCACGACCGTTTCTTGCTGAGTGGATTACGCAGATACAAACCACTTACAATTGAGGAGTTTGACACCCGGGGTCAACAATTCATTGATAGAATTGATGATCCCGTTGAACAGTGCAAGTTTTGTCCAGAAAATGTAGATGCATATACCATAGTGTCGTTTAACAAAGCAAAGAATTCAACTAGTACATTTAACATTAAAGCAGATTCGATTAAGACCATAAATATAAACAACGGAGTTTATGATGGCAATTGAAGAACAATCAAGTCTTGACACACTGAAACAAAATCTCATTGAATATGTGCAGTTACAACTGGCTTCACAGATCATTGACCTTGAACTGGATGCAGAGCATTACGAAGCTGCATACCAAAAAACAATAGGTGTGTATCGCCAACGTGCTCAGGGTGCGTATGAAGAAAGCTATACCTTTATGGAGTTGGTCAAAGATGTGAACATCTACACCTTGCCCCAAGAAACCATACAGGTTCGACAGATTTTCCGTAGAACGTTTGGCGATTCGGCTGGTCCGTTTTCGTCAAATTTTGATCCGTTCTCACAAGCCAGTGTCAACGTTTATCTAATGAACTTCAACGTGGCAGGCGGCCTGGCCACTTACGACTTCTACAGCCAATATGTTGAACTGGCCGCACGTATGTTTGGCGGCTACATGAACTTTACCTGGAATCCAGTTACCAAGAAATTACAGATTATCCGTGACCCAAAAGGCACTGGCGAGAATGTGCTACTTTGGACCTACAATTTAAAACCCGAGTTTAACTTGCTGAGTGACTTTCAAATCTCACAATGGATTCGTGACTACATGGTGGCCAACTGCAAAATGATCATTGGTGAAGCACGTGAGAAATTTGGCACCATTGCTGGTCCACAAGGCGGCGGAACCTTAAACGGTGCCGCAATGAAAAGCGAAGCCACAGCGCAGATGGAAGCACTGCTGTTAGATCTTAAAAACTATGTGGATGGCTCGCAACCGTTGAGCTGGGTAATCGGTTAACCTGCCTGTTGCGCATTACACTGTTGTGTGTTATAATAACACATGGCAGATTTAATGATTGACTTAGAAGGGTTGGGCACTGGCCCCGACACTACAATACTAACTATTGCGGCCCAGAGTTTTGACCCGTTTGGCACAGGTCATCACGACAAGTCTTACTATACTAGAGTAACACTGGAAAGCCAAGAAACTCGTAGCATCCAACAAGGCACAATTGACTGGTGGGCAACTCAACCTACTGTGGTTCGGGATGAAGCATTTAATGAACAAGATCGAATCCCGTTGGACCAAGCACTGGATGAGTTAGGTAAACTGATTTGGCATTCTAATCGTGTTTGGGCCCAAGGACCCACGTATGACATGAACATCCTGGAGCATGCCTACAAGAGCTATAACAAACCCTTGCCTTGGCAGTACTACATGGTACGGGATAGCCGAACTGTGTTTTCGTTATGGCCTGGCCAGCCTATTCCGCCTACTAGTCACCATGCATTAGAAGACTGCCGTAGACAAATTGGTATGTTACAACGCACACTAAAGCATCTTAATGTTACAGAGTTGAAATGATCATTGGCATATTTGGCGATAGTTTTGCATCGGAAGAATGGCATCCTAATGGATGGAGTTGCTGTCTGCGAACACAATATCAATACAACATACAGAATTTTGGTGCCTCGGCTACCAGTTTGTTCTGGTCGTACCAACAGCTAATAAAAAATATTGATAATTTTGATACTATAATATTTGTTGCAACCAGCCCAGGGCGTCTGTACTGGCCCAACACAGCCCGTAAACTGCATTATATCTCTAGTGTGTTCACCGCACAACAGGCAATCAAATCAAATCCGTCGATAGATGACCTAGCTGTATTTAAAGCGGCTGAGCAGTACTATTTAAACTTGGCCAATGATGAGTTTGATGTATTTGTTCATAATCAAATTTTAAAAGAGATTAGCAAACTATGTACAGATCGCGGAAAAAAACTCATACTGATTCCAGCATTTGATATAAACATTCCTTGCCAATCAGTATTTCGGTGTTCATTAATAGATGTAACGATGACAGAATTAGCTACACAATTTGGAACAAATCGTCAATGGCTCGGCGAAAAAAATACACGATTTAATCATCTGAGTGCGGCAAATAATATGATTCTTGCTGGAATTGTTGATAAACTATTGCATAACGCAGTCTTTTCAGTGGGCCTGGACGATTTTGTATACGAACAAGTGGCTAATCCTGAGTTATATTGGGATATTTAAAATAAAGTAAATTTATGATCATTGGTGTGTGTGGTTTCATTGGTTCTGGTAAAGACACTGTTGCAGATTACTTGGTAAATTTTCACGAGTACAGGCGTGAAAGTTTTGCTAATAGTTTAAAAGATGCAGTGGCACAGGTGTTTGGGTGGGATCGAACCATGCTGGAAGGTCGTACAAAACAAGCTCGTGATTGGCGTGAACAAGTGGATCCGTGGTGGAGCGAACGTTTAAACATGCCAGAACTAACTCCAAGGTTAATGCTTCAGTTATGGGGCACAGAAGTGTGTCGTGCTGGATTCCATGATGATATTTGGATTGCCAGTTTAGAAAACAAACTGAGAACTAGCCAAGATAACATTGTAATATCTGATTGCCGGTTTCCTAACGAAATTAAATCATTGCGAGCTGCCGGTGGTATCATTGTCTGCATCGAGCGCGGCGTCCAGCCGCACTGGTCCACCATTGCTGCCAGAGCAAATCAAGGCGATACCAAAGCACGGGCCTGGCTAAAGGCGGAAGGTGTCCATGCCAGCGAAACAGCCTGGGTTGGCACTGACTTTGATTTTGTGTTGTACAACAACTCTGATATTGACTCACTGTACAAGCAAATACAAACTGTTATAAATCGGGCACCAGGTCGCCCGGCCGCCAGGGCAAATCAGACTTCTTGATCTCAACTGTGCAGTTTAAACACACTGTTTTCAAATTGTTAACACCAGTATTGTGTAAGTTGCCATCCACGTGATACACTGACGTTTGTGCAGAGTACTTGGATTTAAAGCCACATCTATCACATGTGGCTTTTTTCTTATAGCCGGCGGATTTCCAACGAGGTTCAGGCGGCTTCGCTCGACGTTGTTTTTTGATACAGTGATCACAGCGTGTTCTATAGTGCGGAACACCATCACAATAGTAGTTAACAGCACACAATCTCTGTTGGTTACAAGCAGTGCATGAAGGTCTTTGCATGGAGTATTTAGTGGGAAAACCTTTGCAAAGGGTGTAATGATTGCGTTTTTTCTGCATAGGTGCTAAATATTAAAACTTAGAAAAAGGATTTAACCATGGCATTAGTATCCCCAGGCGTAGAAGTAACGATTATTGACGAAAGTCAATATATCCCTGCAGCTACCAATTCAGTACCATACATTTTAATAGCAACGGCACAGAACAAAGTCAGTGCCGCTGGAGTTGGCGTTGCACCGGGAACATTGGCAGTAAATGCTAACCGTGTTTATTTAATGACCAGTCAGCGAGATTTGGCCGCTACTTTTGGCAATCCATTCTTCTACAAGACCACTGCTGGCACACCAATCAACGGTTACGAACTAAACGAATACGGCCTGTTGGCAGCATACTCTGCACTGGGTGTAAGTAATCGTGCGTATGTGCAACGTGTTGACATTGACCTGACAGAACTAACAGCGTCGCTATCACGACCGCTAGGTGCTCCAACTAACAATACCTACTGGTTAGACACTGCAAACACTGAATGGGGTATTTTCCAATGGAATATCACAACCGGTGTGTTCACTGTTCAAACTCCGATTGTGATCACCAGTACATTACAGTTAGAAACTGGCACAACAGTTCCATTACAAACAGTTGGCAGCATTGGTGATTACGCTGTCACTGCAACCAGCACATTTAATCCAGGCTACTACAAACGTGGTGGACCAACATCTGCACAGACCAGTGCTACTGAACTGTCAGATTTGTACAACACTTGGGTAATAATTGGCAGCGACGAATGGAAAACTGCTTGGCCCACAGTGAGCGGTACATTAGCGCCAACCACCTTGACAGCTGGTCAAACTTTTTCTGTCAATGATGTAACAATCACAGTTCCTGCATCACCCAACAACACAGTGGATGGTATTTCTACTGCTATCAATACTGCAGCCATCACTGGTGTTTTTGCAGCCAACATTGGCGGCAAACTGTACATCTATGCTGATTCCACTGCCACAAACGATGGCAGCACAGCTGACACTGGTGTTGTTTCAATAGCCAACATATCTGGCACTGCGCTGACAACATTGGGTATCACAGCAGACGAGTATTTTGCTCCTACCTATCAGGTAAGTCCAAGTTATACAGTTCCACGTTGGGGCTCAACTCAAACACAACCAGCACCAACTGGCAGTGTATGGCAAAAGATTTCTGATGTAAATCAAGGTACTCAGATAGTTGTTAAAAAATACAGTTCTATTCTTGGTGCATTTGTTGCACAAGCATGTCCAGTATATCTGACTGAAAATGAAGAGTTGTATGCAACTGATCCCAGCGGCGGCGGAAAAAATATTCCAGCTGGATCTACGTATGCTCATGCAAACATATTAAAAGATAACACATCAAGTTTTACAATATTTGAAAGATATGCCACTGGTGCAACAGAAATCACAGGTGATGACACTACCCCTGGACCGTTTGTTTCGGGCAACTCATTTACAATTCTGGCTACTCAACCTGGCACCCTTACGGTTGCTACTGCAACAGCCACATTAGAAGGAACCACAGTTGAGGACTTTATTGCCGCAGTCAGTGCTGCCAATGTTCCATATGTTAGTGCCACTGTTAACAGTGCAGGCGCTGTGGTGTTTACACACTCCGCTGGCGGATCGACAGTATTGACCAATATAACTGGTACACCAGTCACCACAGCTGGATTTAATACCAGCGTAACTGGAGTAAGAAACAACTATGTCGATGGTGTAGCCACCGGCTTGGGACTAAGTAACTGGGTTACCACACCAACATTTACCTACACTGCAAGCGCAGCCGCACCGGATCAAGATCCAGCAGACGGTCGTTTATGGTACTACAGTGCAGTTGATGACGTTGACATCTTGATTCAAGACAACGGCGAATGGCAAGGTTATCAGAATGTAACAAACGACATCCGTGGTTACGATTTGAGCAACACAAACGCTGCCGGACCAATTATCAGTGCCACTGCGCCTACCACACAAACCAACACAGCAGAATCACCATTGGTGTACGGTGACTTATGGGTGGACACAAGTGATTTGGAAAACTATCCCAAACTATATCGCTGGCAGCCAGTGAATGGTGTCGATCAATGGGTGGCCATCGACAACACTGATCAAACCACAGAAAATGGTGTGTTGTTTGCTGATGCACGTTGGGCACCAAACGGTGACACAGATCCTATCACAGCACCGTTCCCAACTATCACCAGTTTGTTGGTCAGTGATTACCTGGACCTGGATGCACCAAATCCATCACTGTATCCACAAGGCATGTTGTTGTTCAACTCACGCCGTTCAGGATTTAATGTCAAGAGTTTCCAGGTTGACTACTTTAACGCAGACACCTATCCAGATGATACACTGCCCGCAGTGACCAATGCTTGGGTAACAGCCAGTGGTCTAAAAGCCAATGGTTCTCCGTACATGGGACGTCAAGCACAACGTGCTATGATTGTGGCTGCATTGAAGTCGGGTATTGATGTAAACACAGACGTGCGTGAAGAACAGCGTCAATTCAACTTGATGGCAACTCCGGCCTATCCAGAATTGATGCCAAACATGATTGCACTCAACAACGAGCGCAACAACACAGGCTTTGTGATTGGTGACACACCACTACGTTTGGATCCACAAGATATCTTGTTGTGGGCCAGTAACAACAACGGTCTAGGACTAGACACAGGTGACGGTCTAACAGTGGGCAATCAGTACATGGGTGTATTCTATCCAAGTTGCCAAACAACTGACCTGAGTGGCAGCCCAGTAGTAACAGCACCAAGTCACATGATGATACGTACAATTATTCGCAGTGACGAAGTATCATTTCCTTGGTTTGCTCCAGCCGGAACACGTCGTGGTGTGATTGACAACGCTGTACAGCTTGGCTATGTCAACTCTACCACAGGTGAATTCCAACCGCTAGGAGTACGTCAAGGCCTGCGTGATGTGCTGTATGAAAATGCAATCAACCCAATTACGTTTATTCCTGGCATTGGTATAACTAACTTTGGTAACAAAACAACCACAAGTAACACCACAGCACTGGACCGCATCAATGTGGCACGTTTGGTAGCATTTATTCGTGGACGCCTGGACATCATTGGCAAGCAGTTCTTGTTTGAACCAAATGATCAGATCACACGCAATCAGATCAAGAACGCAATTGACGGTCTAATGATTGACCTGGTTGCTAAACGTGGTCTCTATGACTATCTAGTGGTGTGTGATGCGTCAAACAATACTCCTGCACGTATAGATCGTAACGAATTGTATGTTGATATTGCTATTGAGCCAGTCAAGGCAGTTGAGTTTATCTACATTCCAGTGCGTATCAAGAACACTGGGGAAATTGCTGCCGGCGGCTAATAAAATAGGGACCTGGTCCCTATTTTTAGTCACGCATAGATAACATAAATAACAGTAACAGAGGATAAAAATTATGGCTTCAGCATCGTTAAACAAAATGACAGTACCCTTGGCAAGTGACGCTAGCCAAGGCAGTACAGGCATATTAATGCCAAAACTCAAATACCGCTTTCGAGTGATATTTGAAAATTTTGGTGTGCAAGGTGGTCCAGTTACCGAAATGACCAAACAGGTCATTGACTTTACACGTCCAACAGTGACATTTGAAAATATTGATTTACCAATTTACAACTCCACTCTTAAAATGGCTGGCAAGCACTCATGGGGCGACGTAAGTTGTAACTTGCGTGACGATGCCGGCGCTAATGTACAACAACTGGTTGGATCCCAAC